GCAACTGCGCTAGCCCCTCGATGTGTATTGCCAGCATCAGTAAGCCAACTCCCGCAGGTAGCCGCCCAGCAGCTGGGCGATGTCGTCATCCAGCCGGCCCGGCGCGACGCGGAACTGGCCGAACACGTCCGAGCCGCCGGCGCCCATTGGCGTTACCCGCCGCTCGAACAGCCGCGATGCCTGCATGAGACAAGCATCGCGCACCTCCGGCGCCCACAGCGGAATGTTGGCCTGGGTGCAGAAGCCGAACCGGCCCGCCAACTTGATGCCCTTGCGCCCGGTCGGGAAGGTGTAATTGCCGTCCGGCGTGACGCGAACGTGGGTGAAGGGCTTGTACTCCGATGCGGCGTTGTACGGCTCGAGGTCGAAGTCGGTCGCCGTCCAGGTGCGCTCGAACGTGCGGTCGCCGTCCTCGTCGGTGTAGAGGGTGGTGATGCTGAGGATGTCAACGCCCAGGTCACGCGGCATGAGCACGTCGGCCTGTGAGGCCGTGAAGTACAGCGTCTCGTCGGCGCTGGTGCTGTAGAAGCGGCGGCCGGTGTAGCGCTCTATCAGCCTCGATGCGGCGGTGATGGCGACGCCCAGGGAGGCATCCTGGCTCAAGTCGGTGCTCGCCAGGTTGGGCATCAACCAATTCTTCAGCTCGGCCAGGGTGCAATATGAGGCCATCAGAACTCACTCGATGAGACGTAGACTGCCGTGTCCCGGGCCGTCTGGCCGGTGCCGGTGGCGCTCCAGCGCACATGCCACCAGCCGGACGTACCCAGGGATACGTCTATGTAGTAGATGCCCGTGGCGGACCTGACGGGCGAGGAGTCGGAGCCGTAGACGTAGCGCGTCTCGACCAGCTCCGGCGTCTGCACCGTCACGGCGACCGTGGTCGGGTCCATGTCGGTGCCGGCGGCATCCTCATAGGTGGCGGTGAAGCGGACGTTCGCGCCCTTGTGGTAGCTGTTCACTAGGCATCACTCACGGTGAGCGTGTGGACGGCGGCGTCCGTTACCGTCGCCGTGTGTCGCGCCGCGTCCGTCACGGTGACGGAGAATGGGTAGACGTAGGTGACGGCAGAGTCGGCGTTGGCCGTCCAGACGCCGCAGAGGGCGAGAAGGTCGTAGTAGCCCACTAGACCGTATCCGCCGCCGTGATCGGAGCGGCGCCGCTGGAACTGGTGAGCGTCTGGGTGCCGAGGCTTGTCGTGTCGTTAGACTGGTAGATGGTGAGCGCGTCGGAGCTGATGCTGATCTTGTTGACCAGCTTCGCCGCGGCGCCCAGTAGCGAGCGGAAGGCCACGGTATCGCCGTTGGCCGATGTCTCGGCGCTCGATAGCGACCGGCGCAGCACGTAGTCGGCAATCTCGTTGCCGCTGGTGCTGTCCACCGACGTGATGCTGTAGGCCGTCTTGTCGCTGACTGTGCCCGCCGTTACCACTTGCCCGGCGGCCAGCGAGTAGCCTGTCTTGTCGCTCACCGTCCCGGCTGTAACTACCTGACCCGCTGCGAGGCTGTACCCCGCCTTGTCGTCTACCGTACCCGCCGTGACCGCTGCTGTTACGCTGCCCACCGCTCCGGCTACCGAGGCCACCGTCTGCGACAGAATGGCGTTGGCGGCTATGCCATCGGAGGTGAGCGCTCCACTGGCCACCTTGGCGGCGGTGATGGCCCCGTCTGCCAGGCTGTAGCCTGACTTGTCCGATACCGTCCCGGCGGTCACGATTTGGCCTGCGGCCAGGCTGTAGCCGGTCTTGTCACTAACGGTTCCAGCCGTCACCACTTGCCCGGCCGCGAGGGAATAGCCCGCCTTGTCCGAGACGGTCCCTGCCGTCACGGCGACGTTGGCCTCGCGCAGGTCCACTTGCAGGTAGTCGCTGGCGCTGACGAACGAATCGAACACGGTGGCCGGCAGTACCATGAAGTCGGCCCAGGCCGGCAGAGCGCCCGCCGTGCTCACCAGTACCGACAGCCGCCCTGCCGTCTGCGTGTCGCTGGTGCTCAGGTGCAGACGATACCAGCCCATCGTGTCATGCGTCGCGCCTGCCGTCGTGCTGGGCGCCGCAGAGGCGTTGTCGCCCACGAACAGCCGGATAGCCCCCTGCGTGATTGTCAGGCTCGCCTCGGGAGTGGCCCCGTCCGACGAGTCAACCATCGGGCCGACGCCCACGCTGGTAGCGGTAGTCTGTTTCAGGAACAGGGCCATGCGGTGCTCCTAGTTGCGGCGCAGGCGGGCGTAGTGCGAGAACTGACGCGGGCAGCCGGACGTGTACTCGACGGTCAGCTTGGGGCGGTAGGAGGCGGTGGCGTGGTCGGAGGAGGCGATTGAGCCGTTGTTACCGCTCGTATGCGTTAGCACCATCCCGTAGTTGGTATTGACTGCCCCAAACCAACCCTGCACCCGGCTGGTGGTAAGAGCGGTCGAATACTCAGCGCCAGCCTCATCCGCGCGGTCGCCAGAGAATGAACCCAGGGCATCGGCTTCATAGTCAGTGCCGCTCGTCGATAAACCTGCACTGCCTGCCCAGGCGGTGGTTACGCCACCGGCCCCATCGGCAGCAAGTGCGCCCCAGCACGGCTCACCCGAAGAGGCTTGCGCCGCATTCTGTGTGCCTTCGATCCATGCGGCGTTAGCGGCGGCAATGCTGTATGCACTAATGGTGAATGCGAACGCAGTGCCTTGCACCCTGTGATAGAGATAGAGCGTCGAGGCGGTACATGTATTGCTAGATAGGATACCCGAAAGGTCGAACTCAATCAGGCCTCTGTAGCCGGCGTCAAGTAACAGAACGTTGCTACCGTAGTTGAGTGTTGGACCGGCGCTTCGCAGCGCCACGTCCTTGCCGGCCGCCGCGTCCGGCTGGCTCTCGAACGTCGGGTCAACCACCGGGCGGCTCATGCTCGTGACGCCACTGGGCAGCGTGAACAGGATGTACGGCTGTCCGCTTACCGTTACGAAGCCGTGCGCGATGGGCAGATGCTCGCCGTCCGGGTTAGCCGCGTCGTACAGGTCCGGCGCCCCCAGGTGCATGACCGGCACGCCCTCTCGGTAGATGATGCCGCCTGTGCGCGTGAGGCCCGACATGCCCACCGGAAACGCGAACTGCCTGTCCTGGGGCACGTAGCCGCCCAGCAGCTCGATGTCCGCCTTGATGTAGTGGCCCGCCATCGTGACGCTCATGTCGGCGTTGGGGTTGTGCCAGGTGAGCCGGTTGCCGCTGCGGGTAGCGGAGCCGAAGGACGGCTTCGTCCAGACGCCGCCCACCTTCACGAGCGGCGCCCCAATCTCGACGTAGCGGTCGGTCTCTCGGGTCGGGCAGATGCGCCTCATGCCGTCAGCGGCGGTGTACACCATCAGCGGCGCTGCCGTGACAACGTGCGGGAACGCCTCGCTGCCGTTGCCCCAGTCGTGCGAGGAGCGGTAGTAGGTGCCGCCGTCCAGGTAGGCGACGGGCTTGATGGCGATTTCCTGCCGGAATCGCCCGCCGCCCAGGTCGTCGCGCTCGCTACAGGCGTTGACGAACGCCATCTACAGCGACCGCACCTTGGCGTACACGGTCAGCGCCGACGCGGCCACGTTGCCGCCCGTCACCGACACGTACAGCGGCGCGGCCAGGGCAATGGGCACGGCGCCCTCGCTGCCAAACGAGCCACCGGCAACACCGCAGGCAATGGCGCGCGGGTAGTAGTAGCCGTCCGTCTGGTTGTTGCTCACCGTCAGCACCGGCGTGGACCGGCCCAGCTCGGTGATGGTGACGTTGGTGGCGGCGCTCGTCTGCCCGTAGTCCAGGTAAAGCTCCTCAAGGTAGCCGGTGGGGCAGGGCGAGAAAGTGCCGGTCCCCGTGCTCGCCCCGGCGGCTATGGTGACGGTCAGCTTAGCTAGCTTCAGGCTCATTCTCGCCTCTCGTTGCCACGGGTTGGCGCACCATACGGTCGCGCTTGGGCGCGTAGACTGCCCGCAGTGTCCCGGGCGCCTGTCTCTCTATCCACAGCGCTTCCTCCGGCGACAGCTCGACCACATCGCCGGCCAGCCACGGCCCCTGGCCGCGCTTATTCGCGTAGTTCGTCGTCAGCCTGTACAGGGCCATGACCTATCCTCAATGCTCGTATCGGTAGCCCCGCCTTGCCCGTGGTGGCCATGTCGTTCGCCAGCGTCGGGGGCGGTGCGGCGGGTGGCGGGGTGGGGGCAGCAACGACGCTGCCCCCGGCTCGTGCTTGGGCGCTGTGCTCGATCAGGTCGTCATAGGCGGCGAGCGCTCCCCGCAGCACGCGCGCCTCGCGCTCCAACTGCGTGAGCTTCGTGATGGTCTCTAGCCGTTGCTGTCTGACGTAATCGAGCACATGGCCTCCTAGAGAGTCGAGTAGACGGGCACAACGCCCAGCGAGTTGCCAACCATGAACTGGAAACAGCCAATCAGCGTGCCGGCGGTAAGCCAGGAGCCGTTCGTGATGTTCTTGTTAGCAATCACCCCGCCACCGGACTGGATCAGCCGGTCGGCGCTAGCATCCCATTCCAAGAAGGAGCCGCCGGATGCGGTGTTGCCGTAGAACCGCACGTCGAAACTGGCCTGGGTGGCGTTGGCGTCGCCGAACTCGATCAGCGAGTCGTCGGCCGCCGCCGTGATCACGAGGTTTGTAGCATCCCAGGTCATGGTAACGTCAGAGCTGTTCCCGAACTTCAGGTAGTTGCTGTCCTCCAGAAGGACGCTGACGCCACCTGAGCCATGTAGTGTGTTGCCCGAGGCATCCCAGACAAGATACTTGCTCGCCGTGCTGCCGTAGAGCCAGACGTCGAATGAGTAAGTGCCGGTGCCGAGTTTGAACACGGTGTTGTTGGCCGTCGGCACCATATCCAGGTCGGTGCCGTCCCAAGCGATGTGCACGTCGGAGACGCCAGGGTCAGCGCCCTGGGCACCGTCACCCAGGCGAAGCTCCGCGTTGTCACGGAGCTTCACCGTCTCGCGGGCGAGGATGCCGATTCGTTCTACTACGCCCATCTCGGCTCCTCCTTAGTCGATATCACCGAACTCGGTAATGCGCGCCATGATGAACAGGCTCCCACGCGTCCCCGAGTCGGTGTATACGTCGATGGTGTCGGCGGTCGTGTATGCCTTGCCGGTGTAGTAGACGCTATGCCCACCCGTGCCGATGTAGACGCCCACCACGCCGCCGCTGAGTTGCAGTCCGTCGATCCATCCGTCAGGGTCGCTGCCGTCGCCGCAGTCGATGGTGCCTGCGCCTACCGTGTCCCAGGTTGACTGGACCACGGCGATCACCTTGTCAACGTAGCTGTTGGCGGGCACAGAGATGGCGCCCACCGTGGTTGCAGCGTCGGCGTAGGTGATGTCACGAGAACGAACCCAGTAACTAGTGAACTTCTGAGCCGCTACCATTGTCACACCCCCTAGATGCCGGTGATGTCATAGAGCAGAGCGGCCCACTCGATGCCGGAGACCGCCCCGGTCGGGGTGTAACGCCCAAAGCCCATACGTAGGCTGTGGATGATGCGCGTCTGATCGCGCGACGGCAGCCGCTCAGTCTCGGTGCGCACGCGCCGGCGCCAGCCGACGACGCACCCACTCGGGTTGAACGCGAGCACCTGGCCGGCAGCCGTGGAGCCGCCGGAGTTCACCTTGCCGTCGGTCTCGGTCCTCTCCAGGGCGATGGTGCGAATGAGCGGGTTCTGCCCGATGCGCCCGACCTGGCCCGTCAACACGACGGCGTTAGCGGCGAACTTATCGACGCTGACAAAATCGTCTAGCGTGTCGATGTAGTCGCCGGTCCAGGGGTCGCACAGGTACACCCAGTCGTTAGCGTCATTCGGGTGGCCCCAGTCATGCTTGTAGGTGGCGTCGATAGCCAGCTTGCGCAGGTTCATGATGGCGTCCAGGGACACGGCCGCGTTGTGGTTGCTGGCGTTGTTGGTGTTGTCCACCAGGCAGGCGTGCCTGATGCCGTCGAACGCCAAGTAGTGCTTGGTGTCGGCGGGGTCGGCGTTGTCGAGGTTGATGTTGCCGCTGCCGGCGTTCGTGGTGTCACCGTTTAGCACTACGGAGTCGCTGTAGAAGGCCAGCGCCTTCTCAGTCTGCGCCCGCAGGAACGGGATGAAGGGGATTATCGAGTCCTCTTCCATCTCGCCCGACCACACCTGATGGATCACGAACTTCTTTGCATCCACCTGCACCCGGTTGGAGCCGGTCTTGGCGGTGTCGTAGCTAGAGCTGTTGTTGGCGGTGTTCTCCCCGACATACAACATCTCGGGGAAGTCCACCTCGACCGGCAGGTAGCTGGTCGGGGCGGTCATCTCGAAGCTCGACAGCAACGGGAACACGCGCGCCTGGTTGCGGGCCGCTTCCCACAGGTTGCCCACGTACTGCGCGCCTATGAGTTGCGAGCCGTAGCCGCTCTCGGCGGTGTCCATCGCGCGGACCATCGTCCGGTAGAGATCAGTGTCAGGCCAGGCCGCAGCCCCACCACGCCTGATGATGCGGGCGTCGTTGCCACGGAACGCTTCCCGCGGCACGCGCGGGAACACGCCGTCGATGGCCTGCATGTCGAGCCGCCTTACCTCGTCCGCGCTCATGTAGAGTGCGTCAGAGAGGGCCGAGAATGAGCGGGTAAGCTCCGCAGACGGCCCCGCGCCCATGCCCGCTTCCTGCCGCGATGCGAACAGGTCATAGGCAAACTCGACGTCCTGCACCGTCCAGCCCCAGCGGCTGAACTTGCTGCCGATGAGCCCGTTGTCCGGCTTGGTGCCGAAGCGGAACTTCCGCACGAACTCGGGATCCTCTCTGGCTGCAGCGACGGCGTCGTCGGCGATGCGCTTGGCCTGTTCCTCAGTGACGCGATCGCCAAGCGCCTCGAGGCGGTCGTTGATGTCCTTCAACAGCTGGTCGGTAGTGCTCATGTGATAGACTCCAGTCGCTCCAGGATGTCCTGGAGGGTCTCGTCGATGGCAGGCGACGCCCGCTGCTCGAGGGCAGCCAGGCGCGTCTCGAAGTCTGCCAGGGCGCGACGGAGTTCCTCGTCATCATCACCGTCCTCAGACGGCTCCGGCTCGGGTTCCGTGAAAGCCTCAGGCATAACGTCTGGCTCATTGGCCAGGAACAGGCCGCGGCGCTCGGCCGGGCCCAGGGCGGATAGCGTGGCGCCGTCCAGGAACTCGGGCGCCGTCCGGCCCAGTCTGCGGTATCTCGGCAGCAGGGCCTTGTATCGCTCAAGCCGCGCGTCGTCGGTATCGTCACCGGCCGGGCAGAAGCAGCGCACCATCGCGGCGGCCACCTCTTCCCATACCGGCTCCACCTCTGCGGCGGGGCTCGCAGCTTCCGATTCAGCAGCCGGCGTCACCGGCTGAGGATCGTCCATGTCAATGCCCTCGATGGCGTCGGCCAGGCTGCGCAGGGCGCGGGCCTGGCGGATGGGCAATGCTCGAGGGTCGGCCGGCACCGGCACCATGCTGAACTCCATGAGGTTGTGGCGCGTCTTGCCCTCGACGTCCACGTCCTCCCAGCCGACGGAGCCAGCAATGAGGCCCTTGAGCGCCTTGGACTTGACCTTCATGGCGAAGTCGTCGTCCTGGTCGAACTCGACGCCGATGCGAAGCTCCTTGCCGACCATGCGCGGCTCGCCCCGGCCCAGGGGCAGGTTGCGGCCCAGGTAGTCGTGGGCGTAGAGGACGATGGGGTAGCGCTCGTAATCCTCGGTGGCCCAGTCGGCGCTCTTCAGGTCGAGCCCGTCGCGCTTGACGCCCTCGGTGCTGGCGACGAACCACACGCGGCCGTCGTCGGTCGGCTCCTTGACTGCTAGTGCCCTCGTGTAGTTCATATCTGCTCCTAGAATGGCGCCGGTACGGCGAACATGGTGCAGCGGCAGTTGCTACTGACGATGCCTTGTGCTATCATCCAACCATGCGGTGATTGGAGGTCGTAAACATGCCCCCGAAACTCCAGTTCTCTAACAGCGATGATCTCGTCTGGCGCTATCTCGCCGGCACTAGCTGCAACCAACTGGCTAAGGAAGCGGGATGCAGCCGTACAGCCATCATCACGTTGCTTCGCGAGCGCGGCATACCACTGCGGAGCCAGTCTGCCGCCGAACAGGTCAAGTGGAGCCGGGCTGATCGTGTCATGGTCGAGCGCCAATGCGCAGCGGCCTGGCGCGCTAGCAGGGGCAGGCAGGTTACCGCCGCCGAAAAGATCAAGCGCGCCTACAGCATGTATAGACGTGCCACCCGCCCCGGTGGCCGCTGGGAGTTGGATATAGCCAGCGTTCTCATGTCCGGCTACGGCCTTGAGGTAGATTGGCAATTCCCTGTCGGCATGTACCAACTCGACTTGGCCATCCGTCCAGATCGCGTCGCCGTGGAGGTGCAGTGCGACAAGCATCGCACTGCTAGTTCTTCCATTCGCGCTGAGCGCCTTGAATACATCCTCGACCGCAACTGGGCGGTGCTGGTGGTATTCGTTGTTCAGCACCGCGCGCCAGAAATCCTGGCGGTAGCTGAGCGCATACATGCCTTCACGCAGTTGGTGCGCGGGCAACCATCCCTGATCGGTCAGTATGGGATGATTGGGCGTGACGGTGAGGCGATAACCCCGCCGAGTTTCCAGTTGCCAGACCGGCCCCGCATAGTTGGTTTCTAGCGCCAGATCGAAGATGCCCTGAACGGCAGTACCGGGCACGAAGCACTGAATATCTTCCTCGGCTATGCCTATCTGGCCCGGTGCCGGGCCGGCGCCGCCGCCTACCTCGAAGTTTTCTTCCAGCGGGATGCCGTCCTCGGCGCCGTTGTAGCGCTCGTGGGCGGCGATGTGGCTGTCGCGGGTGCGGTCGTCGAGCGCTGCCAACCAGTGCTTCAGCAGCGGCCCCACGTCCGCCTGCGCCTGACGCCAGCCCGCCAATGCCCCGCCGTTGTTGGCGCCGATCACTTCTGTCCTCGCAATGACCTCGCCGCTGCTGGTGATGCGGTCGCTCATGACCCGTTCCACCCGCCGCGCCAGCACGTCGATGTCCTCACCGGCCTCGATACCAGCGGCCAACTCCTCGCGCAGCCACTCCCACGTCGTCTCACAGACCTGCTGGGCGAAGCGCTGCGTGCGCTGCTCGATGAACCGGGTCACCTGCGGGTTGGTGACGTCGAAGGCCAGCCCCAGCCCTAAATCAGTGACGGCCTGCTGGCCGGACTCGGCGGTGATGTCGCGCAGTAGCGGCCGCGCAGTGAGGCGAAACTCGCGCACCCAGCGGCTCATATCGAAGGGCTCCGCCGCTATCTCATCCCAGGGGTCGGCCCGTTTGGCCCGCTGGCCCATGACGGCCAGGATGGAGTCGCGCTGGCGGCGAAACAGGTCGGCCACAGCAGCACCGAAGCGGCGCTCCTCGGCTTCGGTGCGGTCCACGAACCGCTGCCACAATGCCCGGTGGCGTTCGCTGCCGTAGGCGATACCGCGCCGCTGCATCCGGCCAGGCGCCTCGTCGTCTTCGTCCTCTTCGGCCTCAGGCTCCGGCTCCGGTTCGGCTTCCGGCTCTTGCTCGTCCTCGATTGGCGCCAGTTGCAGCGGCTCAGGCTCCGGCTCGGGCTCAGCGTCTTCGATGGCCTTGGCGCCAAAGGGCGCCCACCAGACGTCGCCCCAGGGCAGCGGGTCCAGCCCTTCATCGGCACGCCACTCGTTGATAGTGCGAGCCCCGGCCGCTATCTGCTGCTGCCAGCGTGCCCAGTGCTCGTTTTCCTCCTCCTTGAGTTCCTCGACGTCCTCGAAGTCGAACTCGAGGAGGTCGACGCCGCCGGTGCTGGCGAACATGGGCAGCAACTGTTCGGTCAGCTCACTGGCGATGAACATGGCCTCCGGCTTGATGCAGTGGTTCCACATCGCCCGCATGGAGGCGTTAACGTTGTCGTAGGTGCGCTGGCCGCCGATGAGGTCGAGCGGCACGTTGTAGGCGCGGCAGATTTGCTCAAGGCTTTCCTTGAGCCCGCCCAGGTAATCGGCGTCCTTGGGCGTGATGCTGAGGCCCTGAACGTTGAGGGCGGCGCGTAGCACCATCCAGCGGTGAGCGTTGTCGGCGCCGCGGTAGCGCTTGTCTATCAGGTTGCCGATCTCGTCTGCCTGGTCGCGCGTCATCACCTGGGCCTTGTCGGCCAGGCTGATCATGCCGCCCATGTGCAACCCGTGCTCGAACAGGTTCTTGTTGGCCTTCATGGCGGCACTGGCGTAGTCGGCGGCCAGCCGGGCGGCGGCCAGCGGTGATAGGCCGCTGAACTCGTCTATGGGGTTGGGGTAGCGCAGCCAGACGACCTCACCGGCAGTGAACGTGATGGGAGCCGAGGAGTTGAGCGGGTAATACTGGTAGCCGGTGATGTAGCGAGACGGGTCAACCACCGGCCGCACCCGGTCGGGCCGGCCCCACCACAGCTCCCGCGGCGGCAGCCTGCCACTGCGGCCCCGCTCCACGAAGATGTACGCCTGCCCCCACAGACACAGTGACAGCTCGATCTGCTGCGCCATGCGGTTCCACGTCCAGTGGGGGTTGACCTTGTGCAGCAAATCGAAGACTGGCCCGCCCGCTACCGCCTCTTTGCCCTTGCGGGGTCGGAGGCGGTAGGGGAGGAGGGGGAGGGAGGATAGTAGGCGTGCACGAAGGGTGGCGCAGGCATAGACGGCGTTGGAGGTGGCGATGTACTCGCCGTAATCAGCCGGGGCATAATCGTCCTGAGCGTGGCCCCAGGCAGCGTCACCTAGCTCGACCACACCGGCGCCGATGGGCCATGCCATGCGCCGATTTACTGCCGCGTCTATGCGCTGAATCAGGTTCACCCGTTCCCCCAGCCGTCCGCGACGCCGATGCGGGCCGCGGTGTAGAGCCAGACGAGGCCGCGCCAGACGGTGCGG